TCAAGAAATTTCTTTAAATCACCATATAAATTGGCCAACATAGCCTCTTTGCTGTCAAATAATACTAGATCAACATTATGTTTATACAGATGAAGATAATATGGATGTTTTAATTTATGATCCAACGCTAGCAACATTGTAATACTAACAGAAGGTACATTTAAGTCAACAGTATAATGCTCTAACTCTAGATATTTACTGAATAATTCATATCCTTTGCTAGTTAATCTAAATCCACCATCTTGCCTAAAATTTCGCCAGATATCAGTATACAAATTGTCTATGTTTAATTCATTCTCAATAGATAATATTTTGACTAGTTCTTTGGTGAGATCAAGTTTAGTAGACATAGATCTCTATGGATATACTTTATTGCCTTCTTTTAACAACACAACAGAAAACTTATCTGTTTTAAATTGAGCGTTAAGTTTTTTTGCAAGATTTATTGCATGTCCGGGATTACTGAAACTTACTTTTTTATACTTGGGTCCTGGATACTGAATCAACATATTAGAAGTTTTGATATTGATAGGATTGTTCTCATAATAAACAGCCCATATGCCGTCTGACGCCAAAATTTGTTCAGTCTTGTAGGTCTGTTTATTAGTTAATTCAGCAAGGATTTGGGGCTTGGGTCTAGACATAGTATATTATTTAGTGGTAATATACAGAGATTAAAATTTCCCACCTGAAATTTTAACTTCAATAATCTCTTCTTTTTGTGGTTGAAGTGCTGCTTCCTTTAGAGTCCTAAGCTCTAGTAATAGCTCTGTTAAGTCAGCGGCCATTCCCTTTGCATCTTTCATTGGCATGACAAAATCTTTGCCACCCCTGGCATCGTTCCCACGAACTCGTTCAATGAACTTTTGTAGGTGTATGCTCAATGTTCTCTCGTTAAAAATTTTGCCAAATTAGGTGGTGTCCATCCATCAGGTTTTAAAATTTTCCCGTCATCTCTGCGCCGTACCTTGCCTAATTGTCTGTCAATTTTGGCAAAGTTTGTGGCCATTACCTCACGCCATGCACCTTCGCCATCTGCTCCCATACTATTGATAGCACCGGCAACAACAACCATAATGTCTATTAGGGCATCAAGTGTTTCAACTTTATCACCAGCAGCAATAGCTTCTTGTAATTCTGTGTATTCTTCAGTAATCAGTGTAGAATACATTCTAAACTGGTCGTCATTCATGCCTGTGATTGTTTGTTCACATGCTGTCATGAATTTGTCGCTGTCGCGGAATGGATTTGTCATTTAAGTTCTGCCTCTTGTTTAGTATGAAATGGTCCCTTATAAGGGTATCGTTTTAGTACGATTAGTTTAGGATCTTGTTCAGTAGTCCAGTGTTTACTTTTATTGACGGTATACCATCCGGCAGCGTACCAAGATTTACTCTTTCTAGTTTTGGTATAAACAGGTAACTTATGTGGAACATCCCATACAGGATTATATACACGCCCTGCTGCTTGATAACCATGCACTATGTTTGAAGTTTTCTTTTCTGGTTTGGGAATAGTTTCAAAAGTAACATTGATGTTACGCTCAACAAGTTTAATCGTCTTGTATTGTGCTACAACTTGATTATTGATTTTAACTTGATATCCACCATCACATGCTTCGATATTGCCGATCTTGTTGTTATCTTGTTGTAAGATCCAAAACTGTTTGTCTATTACAGGCTTTGCTATTAATGTCATTCTTTAATCCTCTTTTACATTCTTCTATTACCACTTTCGGGACATCTGGATGCCAGTTTCCCATTAGCATACGGCAATCATATGTTACCGTAACACGATCTTTGTCTTGCTGTACTAGTATAAAAGTTAATACTACTACAAATGATACTACTACAAAGATTACAGCACCAAACAGAAAATTAAGCATCTAATACCCCGCTATAAGTTTTATTCAGCCAACTACCAAATGCTTCAGCATTTTCACTTAGCTTAGCAAGATCATATTTTCCGCAAAACTGTAAGAATCTAATGCCAACTTGACCTACATCTTTGTGACTAATTTGCTCTTTAATGCTAGTATCAATGATCAATTTAATATCTTCAGGTTGTGCAGTTAAATCCACTAGAGTTACATTACGATGATAGTCATCAAGTACACGATGTTCAACCTCATCCGGATCAGTCCACCGCTGTAACATCATGTTGTTCCAGGCGTATCCTTTTTTATCTCTGTCGTCGAACGCTTCCGTAAGGCCAATCTTCTTTTTAGTACTATTGACTCTAACTCCCGGGTAGGCCGAAAAGATGTTATCCGACGAATCGCCGCGCATACACTTCTCGAAGAGAAGCCACTGCGGGTTAACTGGCGGCTTAGGCTCTTTAGTTTTCTTATCGATAACAATTTTTCCCTTATCATTAAAAGTTCCTTCTAATGTGATTAATTCGTCGGTTATACCGTTATATTGTTTGACATTGGGTGCTACTAATTGAACGATGTCGGTATCACTACTAACAACAACATGTTCATCATGAGGATGTAATGCGATCCAACGAGCCATAACATCATCACCTTCTGCTATCGGACAGCGAATGACGCTACAGTTTGTTTTCTCAGACAAATATTTAGTCAAGGATTCATATGCCTCCCAAAACATTTTGTCTTCTTCTGCCTGTTGATCTGTCAAAGCTTTTTTAGCTTCTGCTCGGTTGGCTTTATATGGCTTGTAAAAGTTTTTACGCCATGATCGCCCTTCAAGAGCAAACACTACATGGTCAGCTCCTACCATTCGGGTTACTTTATTAGCAGAGGAAAGTATGATATGAAGACAAAATGCTGCTTTTTCTTCTGCTGAAGAAGCACGACCAGCAATATGTCTAGCACGAAAGAAAAGATTTGCTGTATCAATTAAAATATATTTCATGTATTAAGTATAACAGTTATAATGTTGGAGGTCAAATAAAATCATGTGTAATGATGTAATTTAGTAAAAATCTATTCCAAAATACATGACCATCTTTGCCAAAGTGCTTTGAAGTGGGTGAAACAGTCTCAATATTGGCAAGTTGTAATCTACGTTCATATGTTCCATCCGCATCAGTGGGAGAAATGTAGGCATAATTCCAATCATATGAGTAATCAGTACATGGAGTATTGCTATTGAAGAATATATGTTTGATATTTTGATTATCTAACTTTTTATGAAATTGCCATATCTTATCTTCATCATCTGGTGTAATATCAGACCATTCAATTATTACAATGCTATTCTGATTCTGGGAATCTGCCCATGCCACTGTATCATCTATAATTTTATCAACCGTATTATCTACAATTGCACCACATTGAAATCCTGACCTAAGTGCGACACTTAACATTTTTCCCCAGCCAGCAGATAAATTAACAGGATGTGGTAGTTTACCCAAATGAATTAATGCAGGATCATCACTAGCTACAGTATACGTAGTAGCAGCTTCAGCCGCCATGGTATGCGTACTGCCATTGACATATATCATCATCAGCTAACCTCACTGCGACCATCACCCATATCTCGTGTCTTAACAACACGATTGCTCATAGCTTCATATTGTTCATATGTTTCTAATACTACATTGCGACATACATTGGTAAACCAACGATCCACGATGTCAGCATCAGTATCATTTTGATCCATCATGTAACCATGCCTGACTAGATCAGCAATAAACTTTGCGTTCCAGTCTAGCTCAAACGATCCCATTCCCATACCATTTGGGTCAATATCCATGCTAATAATATTAACATAGGCTTCTCCCTTGTCAGTGGCTAATTCCTTGGCTGACTTAACTGGCGGTGGAGTTACTGTTTGCGCTACCTGCTCCACTGGTTTCTTTGTAAACCATCTTTTAATCATTTTAAACATATCTATTATTCCTAATGCTGCGTCTGGTGTTAACATTTTACCTGCCACGCCGAAAGGCATCTGCCCCTATGCGACTGTATCCAAGATGTCTATTTAGTTCACGACGATCTTCTCGCTTTGCTATTCTTTCTTCTTTTGTTAGACGAGGTCTAACAAACTTCATATGCGGAGCAATATCATTGTCAAATATCTGTGCCATTTGTTTCCATAGAAACTCACGCTCAGCTTGTGTTGTACCTGATGACAATTTACTAGCAAAGTCTTCACCCTCCGGTTTATCTAGCCCGTAATCATGCCGCCATGTATAGCACATACTAGTAATGATTTGTTCTCTTGTTTTCATATTCCCTTTCAAATTGTAAATGATGTTTCATTGCTCCACCACAGCAGAACTTATCATTTACTTTAAATTTAACTCCATTTAAAGTAAATGGTCTTATTACACGGTCACCATTCCACCAGTTACGCTGACATTCAATATAACCCTCTGCTTCCAGTGTATTTCGTAATGATTTAAACTCGGGACTATCATCATTAGACATGGTAGTAAACTGATGCGTATCTTTTAGAATCTTAATCAAATCATCTGCTGTAGGATTCTCTGGATTCTCTAGGCAACGATGAACGGAACGAATGTGTACATCAAATGGCTTTCCTTCGTCAATTACAAAATTCTTCATCAGTCGTTTTTATCGCCAAACAATTGTAACAAATTGAGGAAGATGTTGATAAAGTCAAGATATAGTGTCAACGCACCTGTTACTTCAACTGCTGAACTAGAGTCAACGCTAACCATTTCACGAATTTGTTGTGTGTCGTATGCTGTCAATCCAAGAAAGATAATAATAGCAAGGGCACTAATTACCATTTGCATTACAGTACTGCCGATAAAGATATTAACAATACTGGCAATGACAATTGCGATTAGACCAATAAACATAAACTTGCCCATACTGTCTAAGCTACGCTTGGTAAAGTATCCATAAAAACTCATTACTCCAAACAAAATTGCTGCGCCCATGAAAGCACTAACAATACTTCCCATAGTAAACACAGCAAAGATTGTAGCAAAGCTCAATCCCATTAGTGCCGCGAATCCATATAAACATAATAGAGCAGTACTTTTGCCTGGACTGCGTGCCAGTATCATCGCAACACCAAATACTGCTGCTAGGGGAGCAAAAATTACGATCCACTTTAAAATACCTGTGAAAAAGAATTTTAACAACTCTGGACTAGTTCCAACAAAGTAACTAACCAACATTGATACAATAACTGCTAAACTCATATATCCATAGACGCGACTCATTGCGCTATTAACTTCTTCTGCTGCCCGATAGCTTAATGCTATGGTATTGGTATCGATCTGATTTGTATTAAACATAATAATCTCCTATTGTAAAAATCATTTATTCCACCAGTTTTCCCATGGGAATTCAATCTGGCAATCTTCTGTAAACTTGTTAATTGTAACCGAACTATAGTTAATAGCAAGCTCTGATTTACTCACTTCATTATCGTACAGCGTAGCTACACGAGTACTCTTATTCCATACATGATCCCAACGTTCATCGTGTCCTAAACAGTTACTTTCCCAGTCACGTTTGATCCAATTTAAAGTAGCTCCTGTATCGTTGATATCGTTAAAAATAAGAATTTGCTTTGGAGAATCCTCGTATCCATATGCATCTTCAGACATCCATAAATTGCTTTCAGATTCTTTGCCATTGTGTACATGAACCTGTAACGTTTCCATTGGAATATTCAAATATTGACTAATCAGATTAGCAGGAACAAGCCCACCACGAGTAAGTCCAACTACATAGTCAGGCTTCCAGTTATCTAATTGAATTTGTCGTAGAATGTCATGGCACATACCTTCTATTCCCTGCCAAGTTACTGTTACTTTTTTCATTGTAAATCCTATAGATTGAGTAAAGTTATATTGTACACGATCTATAGGAATTTGTCAACTTAAAATTTGCCGAATACCTTCTTCAAAACTTAAAGGATTATAGTCAAGCATAATTTCACGCAGCTTAGTAAGATCAGGCCGACGATTAGCAACAGATCCAGCCATGCTTGGCAATTCTTCAAATACAGCATCTGGATGTCCAAGTTCTGTTGCGATAATACGAACAGCGTCACCGATTGATATTTCACGGTCATTGCCTACGTTTACTAACACTCGGTTAGCATTTTCAGCAACATATATACTGGCACGAATAGCATCGCTTACGTGACAAAATGATCGTGTTTCATGCGAGCCAATGACTGAGAACACCCCATTTTTGATCTTATCAATTTGGTCACCTAAAAAGTGTCCTTTCTTTGAGTTCTCACCATATACATTAAAGTAACGTAGCATAACATATGGTAACTCAGAATTTGCTAAAAAGTTCTCGCTAGTGATTTTGGCTAAGCGATAACTCCAACGAGCGTTGTGTATATCCTTGATGAATACATCTGAGTTTTCAGTAACAGGACTAACGGGGTCATCGGCAACAACTTCTGAGCTAGATGCGTATATCAATCGTTTTAAGTTTTTACATTTGGCTGCAAAGTTGAATACATTGATATCACTGACAAAGTTATTTTCCAATACCTTGTTTGGAATTTTATAAAAATTGGTTGTACCATTAATAGCACCATAGTGATAAATGTAATCAAAATCACGAGGTAGTGATGATAGGCCAATAAATCTATCATTGGCTAACAGATCCATTTTATGCCATTCATCACACGGAGGAATAGTTTCGCTGCGACTATGGTTATCTACTGCCCAAACTTCATGCCCTGCTTCTTTAAGTTGGTGACAAAATTCTGTGCCTAATAGACCACTGGCTCCTGTTACTAAGATTTTACTCATCATTCACCTTTGCGTTGTCATCAATAAGAGCTTGAATCATTGAAAACTTTAGGCCCAAACTTTTAACCAAATTGTTCCATGCGCTAGTATCCTTGGGCAAACAATGTCCGCCAAATCCACGAAGATTTTCATTGCACATTAGATAAGCTGGATTAATACTATCACGTTGAATGATAGCGTTGTATACATTGTTGTAATCTACCCCTAGCTTTTTGCATACTTCATATGCAATATTGGCAAATATAATTTGTGTAGCATGATTGACGTTGTTAAAGTATTTTACAACTTCTGCCTCAGCAGGCTTAACACAAGCAACGTTCTTTGGTAGGTTACCATGTATTGCCTTCATCATGACATAATCTTCTTCACGAGTACTGCCAATAATTAACAGATCGTGATTATACATAAAGTCAGCTAGTGCTGTCTTGGCACGAAGAAATTCTGGAACTGAACAAATGCGTAGATTAGGATGAGAGGCTGATAAGAGATCACTTGTGCCTGGAACTACTGTACTTTTAATACCCACTAGTCCTTTGTAACCAGCAGAGTCTAATTCTGATACTACACTTTCTACGATACTGGTATCGCAATCACCATTTGCAGCTTGGTTAGTTGGTACGCTAATAAACACACAATCAGTATCTAATACATCACTAAGAGTTGATCCATCATATGCAGGATCAAAGAAACTCATTTGATGTCCTAGGTGATTAAGTCCTTCATAAACTGCTTTGCCTACTGTTCCTTTGCCTATAATTCCGATTTTCATTTTGTTTCCTCTGGATACTTCATATCAACTAAATTGCTGCTATTAGTTGATGTCATAGTTAAAATTGCTTGTGCTACATCTTCAGGCTCTAGACAAATATCTTTAGTTGACATATCTATCATTGGTGTACGAGTTTTTACTGGATTAATTAAACTTATTGATACATTAGATCCTTCAAAATACTCGCTGGCACCTTGCCATACATTATATAGTGCGGATTTACTGGCGGCGTATAAAATGTAGCTCTTGCGACCAGATTTATAGGCACTAGATCCGACCATAATAATTTTAACTGGTTTGGTACTAATATTGTCTATATAATGTTTGATAATGCTCCAATTTGAGCCAACATTAATATTCATTGTTTTGAAATGAGATTCTTTATTGGTAACGTCAAAATGCCCGACGCAGTTAACAACCACGTCAGGCATAATTTTTCTCAATAACTCATCTACGTGAGCTTGACTTTCGGCCAGCTCAAAATTAACTATTTTACTACCAAAAGAATGTACAACATATCCGGAGGCACTGAAGGCATCGCAGGTAGCTTTACCTATTCCACCAGTTCCTCCAAATACAACTACTGTTTTCATGCAGGAATAATAGAATCAACTCTTACTGTATCTTTTTCGTAATCTTCGCCGCCACGAGGGCCTTCAGCAAAGGCTATAAAAACACATCCATTTGCCCCGGCTTTCATGGCGTGTATTTCTGTTGGATCACTAATAATAAAATCTCCGGGAACAGCATCATATGCTGAAACTGATTCAGATTTATCCATGGGTTGCGAATAGTAAGTTAAATTACCGGCAAGAATATACGTATACTGAATTGTATGATTGTGGTAGTGATTTCCACGGACAGCACCAGGGGTATTACTAATTACACAGCCATGATTGATAGATTTCTTATAAAAGATATCTGTAATAGAACCACGATCATCTTTGAATGATCCTAGCCCTGATTCAGAATTCTCTACGATATTATAATGCTTCATTGTGATAGGAACCTTGTATTAGGATTAATTTTTAACAACGCCTGTTTAAGAGGCTCACCGATGTTCCATGACAGAACTAGGGCATAGGGTTTTTCATGTAGAGCAAATTCTTCATCACCCTTAATAGGAATTCGTGATAGAGGAGTATATTTACCCTGTTTAAACTCACTGGCATCAGTTATGCAATGTAGAAGAGTTTTATCTAGCTTGTGCCAGTTAAGCCAGGTGTTTGCCTTAGCAGCAGCACCTACTCCAATAATAACAGCATCAGGTTCGTCAGCTAAAATTTGATAAAATTTACGGAGCCATTCATTGCGTTGTTGTTCAAATTTTGTTTGCAGTTTGTTATAAAATTTATAACTAAACAAACC